TATCCTATCAGTGGACAATGATGACGCTGGTAATGCTGTAGCTGACAAGGTAGCTAAGTTATTCCCTAACAAGGTGTATCGTGTACCGCATGACAGGTTCAAGGATGCCAATGAGTTCTTGACTAATAAGGCCGGGGCTGAGTTTAAGACTGCTTGGTGGAACGCTAAGAAGTACACACCAGAGAATGTACTTAACAGTACGCAGGACTTTATCTCACTCTACAAAGATACACCTGACCACCAGTACATCCCTACAGGTATTCAAGCACTGGATGACAAGATCCTTGGCTTAATGCAGGGACACTTCACAGTCATCAAAGCACCGACTGGTATTGGTAAGACAGAGGTGATGCGCTTCCTAGAGTACAACATGTTGCAGCATAAGGTTCCCTTCGCAGCTTGGCACTTGGAAGAAACTAAGCTACGGTCACTACTTGGTCTGGTGTCGTATGAGCTAAGTGATAATCTTACACGGCGTGACCTTATTGCAGAGAAGAATGCTGATGATGCAGTGATGGGTGCCATTGAGCGTATCACTAAGGATGAACTCTTCTATCAGTTCTACTTAGGTGACGGTCAGGGTGCTGATGCATTGTGTGACCAGATACGTTACTTTAGTCAGGCATGTGGCTGTAAGTTTGTCTTCTTTGAGCCTATTCAGGATGTCGTTTCTGGTTCATCTGAGGAAGGTAAGGAGCAGATGTTAGCTGATCTATCAGTACGTCTGTCTAAGTTATCCGCTGAGTTAAACGTAGGTATCGTTACTATTGCTCACACTAATGACAATGGTGACCCTAAGTACTGTAAGATGATTGGTCAACGTGCCTCTGTTATTATTGATCTTAGTCGAGATAAAGAAGCAGATGACCTTGAAGAGCGTAACACTACGCATATATCAGTACAGAAGAATCGTCCATGTTCAGAGGAAGGCTTCGCTGGTATGATGAGGTTTAACACAGAAACCTTTACTCTTAGAGAGGTTATATAATGCAAGGAGAGTTATTCGATGATATGCCAAAGGTTAATTTTGAGGGTGGGCTAGAGTGCAATAATTGTGGAATAAAGAAACCTATAAAAAATTTTACAACCATGCCATCTGGAGAAATAAAAAGAAAGTGTAGGCAATGTGCAAGAGAGCAACAAAATCTTATAAAGCAAATAAAAAAAGAAAACCCTTATCCAGATGAAAATTATTCTTGCCCTATTTGTGAACGAGGTATGAAAGAAATATCAAAGAAGGGTCAAATCAGGTTACAGAATTGGGTAGTTGATCACTGCCATAAAACAAAAACTTTTAGGGGTTGGATTTGTCACCATTGTAATGTAGGACTTGGGGCATTATCGGATGATTTGGATAGATTACAGAATGCAGTAGAGTATTTAAGGAGACACGATGACAGTATTTGATATAGAAACAGACGGACTAGACCCAACTAAGATACACGTACTATCTTGGGAAGATGAGCTTGGTAAGATTCAACACACGCATGACTATGTGGCTATGCGTATCTTCTTTGAGGAAGCTACAATCCTCATTGGTCACAACATTGTACGGTATGACATACCTGCCGTAGAGAAGATCTTGGGTGTCAAGGTTAGTGCTACGTTAGTGGACACTCTAGCTGTATCTTGGTACATCAATCACACTAGACCTAAGCATGACTTAGAGGGTTACGGTGAGTACTACAACGTAAAGAAGCCTAAGATTACTGACTGGGAAAACTTAACTAAAGAAGAGTATGCCCATCGCTGTAACGAGGATGTCAAGATCAATGTACGTCTATGGCGTGACTTGGATATCAAACTATCTAAGTTGTACCCTGATGTGAATAACAAGTGGGATCTACTAAACTACTTAACCTTCAAGATGCAGTGCGCTGCAGAACAGGAATCATTGAAGTGGAAGCTTGATGTAGATAAGGCTAACAAGTACCTCGCTGAGTGGGGTGACATGAAGGAAGACAAGATTGAACAGCTTGCAGAGGCTATGCCTAAGCGTGTACTAACTAAGGTACAGCAACGTCCAAAGGTAATGTACAAGAAAGATGGTGAGCTATCCTCACATGGGGAGCGCTTTGAGGAGTTACGCAAGGAGTATCGACAGCCAGAGAATGTACAGTCCTTTGTCGTTAAGACAGGTGAGGTTCGTGGTAACCCCAATTCACCAGAGCAAGTCAAGGATTGGCTTTACTCTATTGGTTGGGTTCCACGTACATTCAAGTTTGTCCGGGGGTCAGACGATCAGGAGAAGAAGATACCACAGGTCCGTAGAGAGGGTGAGCTATGCCCATCAGTTAAAGATCTAGTATCAGAAGATCCTGCAGTGTCTATCTTGGATGGCCTGTCTGTTCTTAGTCACCGTATATCAGTCTTGAAGGGTATGGTAGATCACGAGGTAGGTGGTTATGTACAGGCTACTGTCGCTGGTATGACTAACACTCTACGGTTCAAACATGCAAAGCCACTGGTCAATATACCCTCAGTAGAGAAGCCCTACGGTAAAGAGATACGTGGTTGCCTTACTGCACCAGAGGGTTACACATTGTGTGGGGCTGACATGACTAGCCTAGAGGACACAACCAAGCGTCACTACATGAAACCGCTTGACCCTAACTACGTAGCTGAGATGTCTAAGGAAGGGTTTGACCCTCACCTTGACTTGGCTAAACATGCTGGTATCATTACTCAAGAGGATATCGACAAGCATAACTCAGGGGAAAAGTCTCTCAAGTCTCTGCGTAAGAACTACAAGGTGGTAAACTACTCCGCTACATATGGCGTAGGAGCCGCTAAGCTTGCCCGTGAGACAGGTATGTCAAAGAAGGAAGCCCAGAAGCTACTAGATGCATTTTGGTCACGTAACTGGTCAGTACAGAAGGTAGCGACAACACTACGTAAGCGTGAACTGTTTGGTGGTATGTGGGTACAGAACCCTGTGTCTGGCTTTTGGTACAGCCTACGCAGCGAGAAGGATCGTTTCTCTACACTCAATCAAGGCACTGGTGTTTACTGCTTTGATAACTGGGTGAAGAAGTGTCGTGAGAAGGGTATCAAGACAGTTGGTCAATTCCACGATGAAATTATTGCACTTGTAAAAGAAGGGGATCAGATAGAAACAGCAATAAACATGAACTACTCTATCCAAGAACTAAACGAACAGCTTAAACTAAATGTGGATCTTGGGGTTGACGCACAGTTTGGAAAAACTTATGCAGAGATACACTAATTTGCTTGACATGGATAGGTGTATAAGCTATAACTAAGTCTCTTTAACGCTCAGAAAGGAACAACAATGAGCATGGAATTAACAATCGGAACTGAAATGGGTAAGTCATTAGAGGAGCTAATGGGTATTGCCAATATGGGTGGTAGTACAGAAAGTAAACAACCCTCTTTAGCTAGGGTGGGCATGATCCACCAAGCTGTAATGGGTGATGTAGATGTGGGTGGTAAGACACTACGCACAGAGGTTCTACCTATTGGAACATATCAAGTAGAGATTGGTGATGATAAAGTCTACAGCGCCAAGGTTTCTATTCGTGTGTTTGCTACTCGTCAACGTTGGCAGCGCTGGAACAATGCAACAGAAGAGATGGAGAAGACTGTTATGTCAACATCTCTGGCAAAGGATCTCAAGGATAACTTAGGTGGTTATAACATTGGACGCCCCTCTGGTTACATTGAGGACTTCAACGCACTGCCTGACGCCACTAAGGATCACATGCGTTCAGTTAAGAAGGTCAAGGTATTCATGGGTCTTATCACTATTGATAACCCTATGGATGAGACTGGTAACCCAGTTGATATCAAGGTAGAGGATGTACCGTTTGTTATGGACATCAAGAACCGTGATAGCCTTAAGTCTTTGGACACAGCTATGGGGCGTAGGTCACCTATTGAAATGCTTACTCAGGAGTTTAACCTGACAAGTGATGTAGGTTCTATCCCATCTGGCGCACAGTTTGGTGTTGTTAAAGCGGCTCCAGGTTCTAAGGTTGACATCCAAGAGACGGATAATGAAACCCTCAAGAACTTCTTGGAATACATTGACTACTCTAATGCTACTATCTTAGAGAAGTACAATGACCGTTGTGAAGATAACGCCATTGAAGGAGAGGTGTTCTAATGAATCACCCTGCAGAGCTATCTGTTTACTCCTTCTTACAGAAAGCTATGGCTGGCGAGACTACTATTACAGAAGAGGTGGCTGATAAAGTCGCCTCTGATGTTAAGGCTGCTATGTTAAAGCAGTTTGCTGGTGGGCCTCGTGATGAGTTTAGATTGCGTATGTCTAACATAGGTAAGCCTAAGTGTCAGCTATGGTTTGAGAAGAATGACCCAGCAGACAAAGCACCCATGCCACCACACTTCCTTATGAACATGATCCTTGGAGATATTGTCGAGGCAGTGTTTAAAGGGTTGCTTACGTCTGCTGGTGTAGACTTCAAGGATAACGATAAGGTAACACTTGAACTAAAAGGTGGACGCACTATCTCTGGTGAG